GCGAAAGTGTCGGGCAAGAAGCCGCGAGAATACAACGGCATGATGTCCAACCTGGCGGTGTTCAGCATCGCGTTTGCGGGCGCCATCAACACCATCTACGACCTTGCCGGGCGCACGTCGCGCGGCGCCACGCGCGCAGGCGCCAACATGATTCGCGGACTTGAGGCACGCCACGGCAAAGCGTCGCGCGTGCTGTGGCCCGCCTACGACATGCACCGCGAGGACGTCGTCAAAGGCATCCAGGGACTCATTGACGACGTGATGCGCCAAACGAGCAAAGAGGTCTGAGATGGCTGTAGTCATCCCAATCGTCTCAGAGTTCGACGGCAAAGGCATCTCGCGCGCA